TTTTGCGCTAGAATGAGTGGTGTAAAAGGTCCAATGAAAAAACCAAACGGTAAACCAACAAGAAAGGCTTTAGCGTTAAGAAAATGGAATTGCTAATGGAGATAAAAGGATTAGGGGATACCATAGAAAAATTTACAAAAGCAACTGGAATAAAAAAGCTAGCCGATAAAATCCCTGGCGGGTGCGGTTGTAATAAAAGAAAAGAAAAGTTAAATAAAATGTTTCCATACAAATGAAAAAAATTTGGGAATGGCTTACCGGTAATGTTATAAAAGAAGTTGGTGATGTCATTGATAAATTAACCACAACTAAAGAAGAAAAATTAGAAGCTCAGCGGTTAATAACTGAGATTCTTGAAAAAGCAGATAAAGAAGCACAAGAGCAAGTAACAGCAAGATGGCAAGCGGATATGAATTCAGATTCGTTTTTATCTAAAAACATAAGGCCCATGGTTCTTATATATTTAACTGTTATCTTTACAGCACTATGTTTTTTTGATGGCAATATAGGAGAGTTTAAAATAGCAGAAGACTATATACCAATTTTTCAATCTTTATTAATAACAGTTTACGGGGCGTATTTTGTTGGGCGTACCTGGGAAAAAGCAAAAAAATCCAGCAATAACAATTAAATTAAATAAAATGAGTAAAGTAAAAGATTTAGTATCAAAAATAGAAAACGACGAATTATCAGATTTGCAAGAGCTTGTAAAAAACATTAACCAATACCAATTACAAATTGGTGGTTTTGAAGCACAGAAGCATGACTTATTACATCAATTAGTTGGTATTAAGCAAAGCTTAAATGACTTACAAAAAAACCTTGAGGATAAATACGGGAATGTTTCTATAGATATCCAAAGCGGGGAAATCAAAGAAAATGACTCTCCTAAGAAAGATTAGTATAGGTAAAGACTATAAAAATGACGCCATGCACTACTCTGTTGGACAGGAAGTGTATGGTGGTCATACTATAGTTAACATTATAGAGGAAGAAGAAAAGTACTCTGTCTATATACAAAAAGGCAATGATGTTATACCCTGGAAAGATTTTAATAAAAATATGGCAATAGCCATTGAATATAATATTGAATACTAATGAATGGGGTTTTTGATTTTATTATAAAACCAGTTAGCAAAAGATACAATAATTCTAAAACAATTGATAATACAGAGCTAATATTAAATACCGATTTACAGGATCATAATTTTGTTTCAAGGATAGGTGTTGTAATGGGTTTACCTATAAATAACCAAACAGGTATATGCTTAGGCGATGAAGTTATTGTGCATCATAATGTTTTTAGAAGATACAGAGATATTAGAGGTATTGAAAAAAATAGCAGAAGCTATTATAAAGATGATTTATATTTTGTAAATGAAATGCAAATATACGCTTATAAGCATATAATTAAATGGATACCATTAACGGGATATAACTTCGTTGCCCCTATAAAAGAAGACAAAATGTTTTCTATTGATTTTGAAAAACCTTTAAAAGGCATATTGAAATATAAAGATCCAGCTTTAAAAAGTATAGAGCCTGGGGATATAGTCGGTTTCCGACCTGGTATGGAATATGAGTTTATTATTAATAAACAAAAATTGTATCGCATACCAACCAATCAAATTACAATTAAATATGAATATCAAGGAAACGAAGAAGAATATAATCCAAGCTGGACATAAAGCGGTTGAGGAGTTAATCAAAGTAGCTAAAGAAGCTATTGTTGATTCAGACGATGACATCTCAGCCGATAGATTAAAAAACGCTGCTGCTACAAAAAAGTTAGCTATATTCGACGCTTTTGAAATACTTAATAGAATACAAGAAGAAGAAAATCTTTTGCTAGAAAAACCAAAAGAAGAGCCTTCTAAAAAAACTTTTAGCGGATTTGCTGAAAAAAGATCTAGATAATGTACGAGCAAAGCTTATATAGCGTAATAACGCCAATTAAGAAAAATACAATATCTAGATTAAACAAATCTAAGAAATGGAAATACGGCTACAGCAAAGAACATGATATTGTTGTAATAAGCAAGACTGGACAAATAGGTGAAATATATAATATACAGAATTTAAAAATAGCTTTACCCAAAGAGCCAGCTAAAATAGATAAGTCGCATGATAAATGGACGGTAGAAGAATATCCTAAAGAATTAAAACGAATACAAAGCGTTTTTGATTGGCGAGATTATCCTGATGACTTCAAAGAAAAATGGGAACCATATATAGATGAACAATTTAAACGAAGAGACGAAGGCCATTGGTTTAATAATAAGGGCATGGCTACTTACATTACTGGTACTCACTTTATGTACCTGCAGCACTCCAAAATTGACGTTGGGAAGCCAGACTTTAGGGAAGCAAACAGATTATTCTTTATATTCTGGGAGGCTTGTAAAGCAGACTCACGAGCTTATGGAATGTGCTACCTTAAGAACCGTCGTTCAGGATTTTCATTTATGTCTTCAGCAGAAACCGTTAACTTGGCAACAATTACGTCAGATGCACGGTACGGTATCTTGTCTAAGTCTGGAGCGGATGCTAAGAAAATGTTCACAGACAAGGTTGTACCAATATCAGTCAACTACCCGTTCTTTTTCAAACCGATCCAGGACGGTATGGACAGGCCCAAGACAGAACTTGCCTATAGAATACCAGCCAGTAGACTCACTAGAAAATCCATACAAAATAAACAGGATCAAGAGTTATTGGAAGGGCTCGACACAACGATCGACTGGAAGAACACTGGTGATAACTCCTACGATGGGGAGAAGCTTAAACTCCTCGTCCACGATGAATCGGGAAAATGGGAAAGGCCGGACAACATCCTCAACAACTGGAGGGTTACGAAAACAACGCTAAGACTAGGAGCAAGAATTATCGGTAAGTGCATGATGGGGTCAACGTCAAACGCTTTAGATAAAGGAGGCGAAAATTTTAAAAAGCTTTATAATGACTCAGACGTCACGAAAAGAAACCGCAATGGACAGACTAAGTCAGGATTATATTCTTTGTTCATTCCTATGGAATGGAATTACGAAGGATTCATTGACAATTATGGAATGCCTGTATTCGAAGACCCACCAGCAAACTGTATTGGCCCACACGGGGACGCTATCGAAGTCGGAGTCATCGAGCATTGGAATAATGAAGCGGAAGGATTAAAAGGCGACCAGGACGCTTTAAATGAGTTTTATAGACAGTTTCCACGCACGGAAGAGCATGCGTTTAGAGATGAAACAAAGAACAGTATATTTAACCTTGTTAAATTATACGAACAAATAGATTATAACGAAGATTTATCAAGTACTAATGTAGTAAATATTGGTAGCTTTTCGTGGGAAAATGGAATAAAAGACACTAAAGTTAAATTTACGCCAAACCCGAACGGTAGGTTTAAAATAACTTGGGTTCCTAATTATGAATTGCAAAATAAGCAATACACAAAAAATGGTCTTAGGTTTCCCGGCAATGAACATATTGGCGCTTTTGGGTGCGATAGTTATGACATATCAGGAACAGTTGACGGCAAGGGATCTAAGGGTGCACTACATGGGTTAACTAAGTTTAGCATGGAAAATGCTCCTCCAAATTCATTTTTTTTAGAATACATTGCAAGACCACAAACTTCTGAAATGTTTTTTGAAGATGTACTTATGGCTTGTGTGTTTTATGGAATGCCCATATTAGCTGAAAATAACAAACCTAGGTTATTGTACTATTTTAAAAGAAGAGGGTACAGAGGCTACTCAATGAACAGACCGGATAAGATATGGAATAAGTTATCGGTAGCTGAAAAAGAAATAGGTGGAATTCCAAACTCCAGCGAAGATATTAAACAAGCTCACGCAGCTGCTATAGAAGCTTATATAGATAAATACGTAGGTTTAAAAGCAGATGGTCAATATGGGGACATGTATTTCAACAACACCTTAAACGATTGGGCAAAATTTGATATAAATAAAAGAACAAAGTTTGACGCCGCTATAAGTTCAGGCCTTGCTATAATGGCCTGTAATAGGCATTTATATAGGCCAGTTGCCCCTGTTCAAAAACAAAAGTTAAATTTAAATATTGCTAAATATAAAAATAGCGGTACAATATCGAAAATAATAAAATAACGTATGGCTGAGTCAGTTGTAAAAAGTTTTTTTCCTAGCCAAGTT